AGGTAATCTATACGACTATAAGTCCTTAAGTCCTTAAGTTATATCTTAAGGTAATACTTAAGATATATCTTTAGGTCTTTAGGTAATACTTAAGATATAACTATAGGTCTTAAGGTAGTCTAGTCTTCCTAAAGATAGTACCTTAGGACGGGTGCCCCCACCGGGCTAGGAGGGGGATCGGGGGGTCAAGGCGGCGGAATGAACTACATCAAATAATTTACTAGCGAAATTTATTCGTATGTTTTCATAACCCATTCTGCGAACTTTTTCAATTCTTCTGGAGATGCGTTATTTTTCATTGTGTTAGCTTTGTTAGAGATTATCCACGTATTTTCTTTGGTATACCCTAGCTCAGGAATTTTACGGTCTATGGAAGGGGAGTTATCTTTATTAACATAGCTTCCATGTGCGTGAGAAAGCTTTATCCCTAGGATGGGGCAGAATTCTGGAAAAACAAGATCTTCTTTAGCTATGTCGAAAGGTAGATTTTTAGTCTTTGCTCTGCTTCGCGCAGAACTCCACATAAACCATTCTCGATTACTTTCCCGCCATGCGGTTGAGTTTTTCTTAAAATAATCCGGCTTGCTTCGATACCGCTTACGATCATATTCTCTTTTAGTTTCTTTATCCACCTACACCTCAAAATTACTCAACAAAATTTTTCTACATACAAAAATATCGAACAGATTTTTTATAAGAAAAAATCAACAGAAATTTTTAATCTGGGGATTGAACTGCAATATAGGGAGGAGGAACATGAGCTTTTTCTAAAGCTTCCTTAGCTCTATCAAAATCTTCTTCTGTTAAGTTATCTCCATAGTTCTTAAGTTTCTTATCTCGAATAAAAGATCTAATTAGTTCATGGTCTTGTTCATTTGTCATTTGTCGTACCCTATTAAAGTTATGGCTAAAGCTACTAGAATCCCTATGGCGTATACCAGAAAGATTCTATCCCAGTCTGTTAATTCAGCAATCATAATTTCTTATTACACCTACAACAGGTCAGACTAGTACTCCCTTCTCTCAAATGGTAGCAATGGAAACCAAAGCTACATCCGAAGAGAATACCTAGCCCTATGAAGAAATCTTCTAATAACTTCATTTTCTATTCTCTGTAATCATCGTCATAGTTCTTCCCACTTAAAGAAACCGATTCTAATCTTTTTCTTACTTTTGACTGGTTTGTGGGGTACAAGTCCTTTCCAACGCTCACCGGGGATCTCATACCTCACAAATGGGTTCTGAATACCCCAAAATACCCTCTGATTATAATTCTCTCCGAAAGTGGTAATTTTAACCCCAAATAGCATATTTATCGTATTTCCTCTAATTCCTAGTAAAAGTAGGGGGTATACCCCTGATTTAAAATGCCTCTCAGAGCCTCTAGGAAGCTCACTGGTGCGTTAAAAAGGGAGGAAAGGTACTCAGATACCTAATTTCCCTTTTCGAGGTGTTTTTAGGCTTATTTTCAACTTCAAAACCTCCTCCGGAGAGCGTCTAGAAATATCGTAGTTTCTGAGCATATTTTGGAGCTGTTTAGGGGTAAATTCCCCATAGCCTTTATACTTCAATTCTACAATAGCATAATCCCACGGAACTAGCATTTCTTCTAGGTATGGAACCATAGATATGACTCCTACGAACTTCATCCTCCGTAAGAAGTCTAAGATCTCATCGTCTGTCCTGATCATCTCTTTTCTCCCTTTCAAATAAGAACCATCTAGGTTTATAGATATAGATTTGTAACAGTAAGAAACAGTATAACCAAGATGCTGCTAGAGCAGTTAAAGCTATTAGAACATAACCTAAGATTTCAAATATCATTGACATAACTTAGTATTAGTATGCTTTTCATTGACAATGTCAAGTGATTTATTGTATAATATAAGAAATATATTTTTAACTCTATATAAGGATTCTAATGCTCTCTAAGAAAGAACTAGTTTTATCTGAAGTTTTTACTCCCGAAGGGAAGAAACAACTCAAGGTAATTGCTATTGAATTTACTAAAGACGAGAAGACTCAGACTCAAAAGCAGACTGAGGAGACCTTTGACGCTCTTGGAGATGCTCTAATCTTTATTCAAGACTTTATGCCTTCTAGACCTAAGCTGGAGCTAGTGAAGAATGACTGATTGTCCTGTAAACTCTGTCCCTGTAGATTTTGTAAGAATGTCAGCCGATCATTTAGGCTGGATTCAGCAATTATCGCTGAATCTTAAAGAATCTATTGATACTGTCTTAATGGTTCTTAAGGCTCAGGGAATCAATCCAGATTATTTCAGAGCTGTTACAGACCACATTTACGTTTACAAGAATACTTCAGGTATTGGGTTTGTAATTGAATCTTATCAAGGCTGTGCTAAATTTATTTATACCATGAGTCCTGAAGCATTGCAAACAGTTATGGCTATGTTCGGTGCTTCTTAATGCCTTTTAAGAAAACTTCTTCAGGTAAATATAAATCTCCATCAGGCAGAATGTTCACAAAAGACCAAGTGAAAGCCTATTATGCAAAGAAATCTAAAAAGAAATAACTTGGTTAAGAAATTATGTGGGCTTCTGCGAGTGAACTATTGGCGGTAACTCAATCTATCGTCACTATTGTAATTGGTACATTTACTTCTGTACTTGCTTTGTCTTGGTGGTTGAATCGTCAGTTTAATTCTGTTCGTGAACTAATCTATGCTAAGATTGATCAAACAGAGAAACTTCTACTTACTAAATTAGACTACCACGAAAAGCATGACGATAGACGCTTTACACATATGATTAACGAAATCTGGGAATTGAAGCTTAAGAATGCAGCAGTCCAGAGCTTAACAGAAAACAAGAAATAAGGTTGATATGGCTACTAAACAATTAAAGGGTCTATATGCCCCAGATAGTTCTTACTACGTTACTCTTACAGATGGTGAAGGTAATTTAACCCCCACTGTTATTGAGAATGTAGACGTTTCTGCCATTGCAGGCATGGCTACGGAAGATAAGCAGGATGATATCCTTACTCTTCTGGGTGAGATTAAAACTGTCTTAGAGACAATTGCGACTAATACTACGCCTACTCCGTAAATGTAATGGGACGACCGTCCAAAGCCCAGCTTTCTGAACGTGAACAATTACGTGAAGAGAATCGTAAACGTGCAGAGAATGATTTAGAGTACTTTATTGAACTCATTCATCCTAATAGACTTTTAGGTAATATTCATAGAGAAGTTATCAGATGGTGGACTAGAGGTGGGGCTAAGTCTCATCAACTTCTTCTTCTCCCTCGTGACCACGGTAAATCAGCTCTAATTGCGTATCGAGTTGCTTGGGAACTAACCAGAGATCCCACTCTTCGTGTTCTATATATCTCTAGTACATCTAATCTTGCTACTAAGCAGTTAAAGTTTATTAAAGATATCTTCCTTTCTGATAATCATAGGCTTCATTGGCCTAATATGATTGAGAAAGAAGAGGCTAAGCGAGAGAAGTGGACTGAGAAAGAAATTTCTCTAGATCATCCTAAAAGAAAACATGAAGCTATTAGAGACCCTTCGATATTCACTGCTGGTCTCACGACTAATATTACTGGTCTTCACTGCGATATTGCTGTCATGGATGACGTTGTTGTTCAAGGCAATGCGTACACGGAAGAAGGACGAGAGAAAGTAAGAGAGCAATATGGCTATCTTTCTTCTATTGAAGGTGCAGATGCGCGAGAATGGATCGTAGGTACTAGATACCACCCAAATGATCTGTATTCAGATTTACTTCAAAAGGAAGTAGAAAAGCACGATGAGAACGGAAACCTCATTAACAGAATACCTCTCTTCGAGATTTTCGGAGATGGAAAGCCTGAGAAAACTCGTGTCGAGTCGATTGGAGACGGAACTGGAGAATTTCTCTGGCCGCGTCAACAGCGTTCCGACGGTAAATGGTTTGGATTTAATATTGAGATCCTTTCAACTAAAAGATCTCAATACGTTAACAAGACTCACTTCAGAGCCCAATACTATAACGATCCTCAGGATGCAGAATCCTCTCCAATACAACGTAGTCTGTTCCAATACTACGATCCAGCCTACCTCCTCCAAAAGGATGGACGATGGCACTTCAAAGGAGAAAGACTCAACGTCTTCGCAAGTATTGACTTCGCCTTCTCCCTCGGAAAAAGATCAGACTCCACAGCGATTGTCGTTATTGGGGTCGATGGTAAACAAAATTACTACATTCTTGAAATCGAAAGGTTCAAGACAGACGCTCCCTCCGAATACTTCAAAAGAATCCTCGGTCAATACCAAAAGTGGGGATTCAGAAAATTAAGGGCGGAAGTAAGCGTAGCACAGCAGGTTATAGTAAAAGACTTAAAGGAGTCTTACATCAAACCTCTGGGCCTATCTCTAGCAATAGAGGAATTCAGACCGTCAAGATGGCAGGGGTCAAAGGAAGAAAGAATCCTAGCAACTCTTGAACCTAAATATGCTAACGGTCAAATCTGGCACTACCCTGGCGGTAATTGTCAAATATTAGAAGAGGAACTCTTATTCACTAACCCACCTCATGATGACGTTAAAGATGCTCTAGCATCCGCCATCGACTTTGCAGTGGCTCCAGTGGATATGTTCAGAAAACAGAAAGCTAACGTGCCTAATTTTACATACCATTCCAGATTTGGCGGGGTTTCCTAAGTGCCCGGACGTACTTTAGATCTTGATGATGTCATTTCAAAAGAACAATTAGCGACTCAAATCGCTGATACTTGGGTCTCTTGGCATGATATGCGCCGTCCTATGATTGCACTCTGGGATGAGGTGCGTCGTTATATCTATGCTACAGATACGACGCAGACTTCTAATTCACAGCTTCCTTGGAAGAATAAGACTACTATTCCTAAGCTGTGTCAGATTAGAGACAATCTATACGCCAATTATACAGCAACCTTATTCCCTAAAAGAGTTAATGTCAAGTGGGAAGCTAACTCTGAGGATTCTAATTCTGTCGCCAAGGCAGAGGCTATTACTAATTACATGCTGTGGGTTATGGATCAACCTAACTACAAGCATGAAATGGATAAAATCATCCTAGATTATATCGACTATGGAAATTGTTTCGGTACGGTTGAGTGGATTGATGAAAGAACTGAACTCCCGGATAGGACTCAGGCAGGGTACGTCGGTCCATCTCTCCGTAGAATATCTCCTCTAGATATTGTTTTCAACCCTACTGCTGAGTCTTTCTATAGATCTCCCAAGATCATTAGATCAGTCATCAGCATTGGGGAGGTTAAAGAATATCTAGAGCGGATGTCTACGGATGAGAACCGCGAAGAATATGAAGAACTCTGGAACTATTTAAGGAAGATTAGAGATCATGCTTCGTCTTATGACGGAGACTGGTTTGAGAAAGATTCTTTATTCCAGATGGAAGGTTTTGGATCTTATAGAGATTATCTGAAATCTAACTATGCAGAGATTCTTACGTTCTACGGAGACATGTATGACAACGATACAGGTGAATTCTTAAAGAATCATGTCATTACAATCGTAGATCGGCATCGGATCATCGGTAAGAAACCTAATCCTTCTTTCTTCGGCTATCCTCCCATCTTCCACTGTGCATGGCGTAAACGTCAGGACAATCTGTGGGGTATGGGGCCTCTCGATAATCTCTTAGGTATGCAATACCGCTTAGATCATGTCGAGAATATGCGTTCTGACATTCTGGATCTTACTACATATCCTGTTCAAAAGGTTAAAGGCTTCGTCGAAGACTTTATCTGGCAACCGGGGGAAAAGATCTTCGTAGGTGATGAAGGTGATGTTGATCTAGTAGCTCCTGATGCCAATGTACTACAGGCTAACTACGATCTTCAACGTTATGAAGCTACGATGGAAGCTATGCCAGGTGCTCCCCGTGAAGCTATGGGCATACGTTCTCCCGGTGAGAAGACTGCCTATGAGGTTCAGCGTTTAGAGTCTGCTTCTGCACGTATCTTCAACAATAAGATTAAGCAGTTCGATGAGCAGTTCCATGAACCTATTATGAACGCAGAGCTTGAACTCGGACGTAGAAATATGTCCGGAGTTACTGTGATCAAGGTCATGAACAATGAATTCAATGATGCAACGTTCAAGACTCTTACAGCTCAGGATATTACTGGCGTCGGTCGTATTCGTCCCATCGGTTCTAGACACTTTGCTGAACAAGCTGAAGTTATTCAGAACTTAACTAATCTCACTAGTTCTAATCTGTGGCCTACTATTCAACCTCACTTCTCCGGTATTAAACTGGCTTACTTGGTTGAAGATATCTTCAATCTCAAGGAACTGCAATTGGTTCAGAAGGATGTTGCAATAGCTGAACAAGCT